AGCCTCGTACTGCTTACTTCTCGTTCCAAGACCAGTTTGGGCCGTCGCAGACACAGCAGAACTTCTTCAGGAATCAGTTTCAGAAGTTCCATAACCAGTTCATGGGTAACCTTGGGTCACAGATACGTTCTGGGGAGCCTCCTACATTGCGGTTTGAGGACTTTCTGGGTGGCTTAGACTTTGGGCAGGAGTTTGCACGGACCGATCCGTTCATGCGTGGAGGGCCACGCACCTCTCTCTTCCGGCCTAGAACACGTAGCATATTCTTCTAGAAGGTTAATATGCCTGACGAACCAGGTCACATAGAGACAGAAGAGGAACGTAGACTTCAAAAGGCACTGGCCTTAGCTGCAACTTTTGCAATGCCAACGCCGACTGCCGATGAAGCCAAGACGGAAGTGGAGGGTCGGCTTCAGAAGGCATTGCGTTTGGCTGAAAGTTTCGCAAAGCCCACTCCGACGCCTACCCCAACGCCCACTCCGACTGTTACACCTACTCTTACTACAGGCGCGGACATGCCTATGCCCTCTGCGCCCAGTCCTGTGCCACCTGGGGCACGGCGTGAACTACCACCTTTCGGCTCTCGTGCCGAGATGGAGGTTGCGCTTCGTGGTGGGCCACCGACTATGCCTATGGTAGTCCGTGGTGATCCATTGCCTCCCCCGCCCAGTCTTGTGGCTACGCCAACACCCATTCGTAAAGAAGCAGGCCAATTTGACCCTGAAGTGCTTATGGAGGGGCCTCGCCCACCCACGCCTGTGGCTCCGTCTGCACCCACTCGTGAACTACCTTCTATCGGCTCTCTTGCTGAGTTGCGGCAGGGGGTTTTAGGCGGCGATAAGCCTATGGCTCTGCAACGCAGGCCAGGGGCAGGTGATGTGGGTGTGGGCGCGGTACTTGGTGCCCCGTTTGAGTTTGCTCACCAGATAGGCGAGCTGGGGGCCGGTGGTGTTCGCTTGGGGGTAGGAGAAACTCAGAGGCTACTTGGTAACGAAGATGCGGTTAGCAGACTATTCCGGCACTTTCGATCCCAAGGCTACGGCCCAGGAGTTGCTTTACAAAAAGCACACGAGGCCGTCGATATGCCTTGGGGCGTCAAAGGTCTTATGGAAGAGGCGTTTGACCCCACCGCTTGGGTCGGCCTCGGTCTTGCCGGTAAGGGGGCACAGCTAGGCATGGGCCTCCTTAAAGGTGGTCGTGCTGTGGGAACGGGTATAGGCAGGGGAGCAGGACGAACCGCTGAGCAAGTAGCGGAAATCATTAGGCGTCAGAATCTTCCTGGTAGAACTGAGATTACGGCGGGCGGGAAAACAGCCGTTGTTGGAGAAGTCTCCGCACCCGCCAGGACTGCTGCAAGAGCGGCCCCATCCCCCACAGACGTAGCCCCTATTGCGAGGGCGGCTGACGTGCCCGTAGCGGCTGGTGCAAGGGTAGCTGACGCAGGTTTTAGGGAACAGCCTGCCATTGGTAGGTCGGTCACAGATAGATTCACAGAGGGGATAAATGCACGGAGTGCGTTTGAGGGAGGAGAGGTTCGGCCTGATACTGGTTACTCTTGGCGTTCTATGGGGCCTGCCGAATATAACAAAATTATGGCAGGCAAGCCATTTGGTGGAGCTGCTCAGAAGGGTGGTTTTTGGTCATGGTTCCCAAGATACTCTGCTAATCTTACTGGTACTTCTAAGCGTCCTAAATACTTAGTTGAAGTAGAAATCTCTTCTAGTGGGGAGGCCCTTACTCGCCCTGGCACCCTTACTGATGTTCGTGCGGTGTGGAAGAGTGAGGCGAAGGGGTCTTGGACGCCAGAGGCATTTTCTAGCGCAGCACCCCCCACAGGCGGCATGCCTGGAAGGATAGGTGCGGAGGTAGCTGAGGAAGTAGCTGACGTCCCCGTAGCGCCTGGTGCGAGGGCAGGTGCGGAGGCGGCTGAGGCAGCTCCAGAGGCGGCTGCTATAAGGGCGGCTGACGTGCCCGTTGCGGCTGGTGCAAGGGCGGCTGAAAGGATGGGAGGAGAAGTTGGCGGTCCACCATCACAGCCACCGGGTGGGCTATGGGACAGGGTACTTGGCAACATCCCGCCAGAGGACATACCACCAGGTAATCGTTTTGCTGCTCCTCTCAGAGACTTCCCGCAAATAATGGACGAGGTGGTTACTACAGATAATCCTCTCATCCAAGCGGCGATAGCAAAGACTGGTATAAACCCCTCAGTTGCACGAGGTACTACTGTAGGCAAGGCTGTGACCGCATTCAATCGGCAGATAGTGGCAATAGACGAACTGGTTAAAGTGACGATGGCCGCGTCCTTTGATTCACATGCTCAACGATGGACTGGCAGACTTAGTAATCTTTTGCCAATTAGGAAAAAGGGGTTCTTTGGCACAACCGGCAAGCTCTGGAATGATGTATTCAGTAGACCAGACTTATATAACCTATCTAGTAGTCAGCGGGCACTTGTAGATGACTATCTTCGGGTTGTTGCCGAGATGGAACAATTACGAGTGGGAGCCGGGCTGAAACCAAGAGCTAAGACTGGTGATGCAGGGTGGTTTTATGTTCCAAGACATGTAGAGGCCATCCGTAGCGTGGAGCTAGTAAAGCCTACAGATCCTAGTCTACTGAGGATTTATGAGGAGGCGACTGAGGGGGCTGCAAATGGTGTTCGGTATGATATCAGTCCAAGGGACACTCTAGAGCTGCATGTCCGAGCAGCCTATCGAGAGATTCTGGAGAAGCAGCTTTCAGATGTACTGGAGCCACTTTCTATCTCCGAAACAGCCCTTATCCCTAAGCACATTCGGGTCAACATGCAGAACTCGATTATAGATCGACGTGCTGCTGAACGAGAGGTCAGGCGGCTTCGTGAGCTTAAACCAGACGAGACCCGCATCACTGATGCCGCGATACGGTTAACCCAGGTCAAAGCGGCCTATTCTAAGAACAAACTTAGGTATAACAGGGCGAAAGAGAGTGCTCGGAAGAGTGAGACTGCCAAAGGCAGTCTATTTGGACCTAACCAGCCAAACGAAATCCCCGTTGCTATGTGGAGGAATAGGTTCTTTAAGCGGGAAGACGTTAATGTTCTTGAGGAGGGGCTTGAAACCTTTGACCTGCCAAGTTGGCCGGTGAGAGCACTTCAGATTACTGGGAACACTGTACGGTTCTTGTCCTCCGTAGGTGACTTTGCTATGCCCCTTATTCAGGGGCAACCCGTACTGGCTAGAAATCCCAGCGTGTGGGCAAAAATGTCCCTTCGGCATTACCAAGCATTCTTTGACCCTAGAGTGCAATCTAGACTCATCCGTGAAAACTTGGCAGACTACCAGTGGCTTGCTCGGAATGGTGTACCTGTGGGAGACCCAGAGTTCTTTGCTGCCCTTGCCCCAGGTCAGGGACTATCCATAAGGGCAGTGACCCGGCACCTTCCAAAGGGCGAAGAGGTAAGGCGGCTTCTGCGTCTTGGTGGGAAACAGACCTTTGGAAGATTCCAGGCATCGTACAACGCTGGTTTAGGCTCTGCTAGGGCACTTATGTTGAAGTCACTTCGCCCTGGATGGAAAGGCACTGATGCAGAGCTAGCCCAATATCTCCGTAATCTCACCGGGGGGCTTGATTCTAGAGCACTCGGAGTGGGTCCTACTCGGAGAGCGGTTGAGGGAATGTGGCTGGCGTTCTCACCACGATTGCTTAGGTCAACCATATCTCTATCTAAGGATGCTGTCGAGGCCATAATAGGAATGCTGACTAGGCGTGGGGTTAGCGCAGAGGGTGAGGCCGCTCTCCGAACCCTAGCACAATGGGCTGGTGGCGTAATGTCTATCTATACAGTAACCGGCCTAGCGCTAGGGAAGAACTGGGAAGATATATCAGAGGGATTGAATCCCCTCAGTGGGAGGCGTTATCTAAGCCATAATATCAATGGGGACTGGCTGGGTGTAGGGGGGCAAATACGAGCCATCTCTCAGTTTATCGCCTCGATGATATCTACCTTGGCTCCTGGCGGGAAACCGATTGGCGATCTCGCGTCGTTTGACCAGTTCGATAATCCACTAATAGCCTTCTATACGTCCAGAGCTGCCGTAGCTAAAGATATAGTTGGTGGAGCAATAGAGGGTTTTACATACGGGAAAATTGATGCGTTGCCATATGATCGGCTTGACAACCCAATAGATTTCTTCAAGCACGTAGGAGAGTCTTCATTACCATTCACTTTGCAGTCTTATCTTGAAGGCGCTCATAGTACGACAGTTGCCTTTGAGTTCGGGGGGGGTAGGGGTGGTGTGGATCTGCGGGATAGAAAGTCTCAGGAGATATTTGATGAGGAGTATCGAAATGTAGAACGCTTCCAGCAGAAGATGGTAAGAAATATGGTGCCTTCTGAAGACGAGTCACGGTTTGATATTTTAGCTGGGGATTTAAGGAAGGAACTCCTAGAACTCAAAGAAGAGGTACTTTCTGGGCAACGCAGTGATCCGTTTAACATCTGGCAGGAGTGGAGAAAGATCACCAATAGGGCGGCAGGAGCAAGAGGTGAAGCCGGATGGGATATAGACTTCGACCCTGCTGATGTTAAGGCAGATGACCTTGGCATTCGTGCAATCAATGAACGCAATGCACTATTTGATGACCCAACGGTAGTCACTGAAAGCGGTAGACTTAGACTAACTTCGGATGGCGAGACAGTATTTGCCAAAAGATTGGAAAACCTACAAAAAGGGTGGACCCCGGAACAACGGAAGTTTGTGCAACGGAATAGCAACATGCGGCCTATACCCTTGAATGTCCTTAATGCCTTACCAGAAGCCCTGCACGAAGATATAAAAGCCTCGCAGGTAGCTAGGGAAACTTTCTTGCAACTAAGGGGCTGGCATGAGTTAGCACGGCAATCCCATGATTCATTCCTTCTTATTGAGAAGCAAGAACAGTAAATGTCGCGGCTTAACCAATGATAGCCCTACGTGAAATCAGGTGCCCCGGTTGCTGATAGCCCTACGTGAAATCAGGTGCCCCGGTTGCGGCAAGAAGCTGGCAGAAGGCTTGGAGGGCGGTATTCTCTATGTCACTTGTAGGTGTGGCAAGGCAGTGGTTATAGACCGTAGGGGATAGTAGGTTGACAGGTCATTATCCATATGCTAGGTTGATATTATATGTAACAGTAGTGCGCTAGTCGCCAAGTTATTATGAGTACGCTGAGTCGTCGCCCATTAGGGCAGTGGCTCTTTTTTGTTTAGGAGAGATATGACTACACCGAGTACAGATGAATCAGTGGCGACAGACGACGAGGCCCTGGTTGTTGAAGCTGTCGAAGAATCTGATTCCCCGTTAGAGGTTACTGAGGATGGTGGCGACTCTGCCGCCCCTGAAATAGAGTCTCCTTCGGCTGAAGCCCCTGTAGTTGAACCACCGCCTGAGCCTCCTGTCCAACAGCTCCCACCGCTTCCTACGGGCATGTCTGAGGCAGAACGCCGAATACGCACGGCAGGCAGAGATAGCACGGCAGGAGACTGAGCAGCAGTCGATTTTCAACAACCTAGTTGAGAGACAGGGGTTGTCTGACGATCAGGCAGCTTTCGTAACTTCAGAGATCCGGGCCGCACGCAATCAGGCTAGGCAGGCAGAAGCCGCTGCGATGCAACAAATCCAGTACACTCAGAATAAGACTGCCGCCGCTCAGGAGTATTCCCAGACTTATGGGATTCCCACCAAGGACTTGATGATTTTTGAGTCCAGGGGGGCTATGGAGGCCCATGCAAGGCTCTGGCAAGCATCTACAAAGAACACGACAGACATTGCCCAGATGAAAAAGGCCCAGATCCCTGCCCAGACGTTTGATAATGGGCAACCAGCGGCACAGCATCTTGATGGAGAAGCACTGGAACAGGCGGTTGGAGAAGGAACCATACCACTAACATCCGAAGTTACAGCAAGACTTATAGCATACCAAAAGCGCCAAGGATTTGGAGGTTAACAGAATATGGCTACGCCTACAGTTACCACCCAGTTGGACAAGTCACTTCCCACCATTATCGGGACCGCCCGTATTGTCAGAGAGCAGGAAGGAGACATGCCGGGGCTTGTAGAGCGCCGTACCCTTGGTAAAGGGATGGGCGATACGTGGCATGAGGTCTCCTATGCCAAGTTGACTGCTCAGGCAGTTACGGAAACCACGGTGAATGACAACATTCAGCAGGTTTCGGATGCTGACTTCAGTATCAAGCCCACAATGGTTCAGATTGCAACCATGCTGACAGACAAGGTGGGTCGCAACATAACGAAGAACGGTCTTCGTGAGATTGGTCGGTTGGGCCAGAATGCGATGCAGCGCAAAAAGAACCTCGACGGACTGACCACAATAGACTCAACCGGGTCTACCCAGTTGGGAAGTGCTGGAGCGGCTATGACACCACAGAGCCGGGTCACCAGCCTTTGAGGTTTGTGGCGCACCCGTTCCAGATGAAGGACATCTACGATCAGTTTACGGCTCCTGTGGGAACCTACGATATCTCCGAAGGTGCTTCCTTCCGTGTGTTCAAGGAAGGGTTCAAGGGAATGATTAACACGGCACAGGCATTTGAGAATGGAGATTTGTCCATTGACGGCTCTGATGATGCCAAGGCAGGTGTTTTCTCTAAAGAGGGCATCGTACTGGTACAGGAGATGGCACCGAGGATGGAGACAGAGCGTATGCCCCGCACGGGTGGCGGCTCAACCATCATCACCCACACCGACTCTTATGCGTATGGCATACGGCAAAACCAGTGGGTCCACGAGATCATCAGTGATGCAACCGCGCCCACTTCATAAAGAAATGCTAGGGATGAGGAGAATATAACAATGCCACAAAGCGGACCTGGCGCAATAGAGATATTTGAGGACTTCGTAGGAGCCGAGTGGATCGTTGCCAACACGACGGCATCTGGTCAGATAGGTTCCCTACGGGTCATAGGCGACGGTATCGCCGAGGTTGATTCGGGTATCGTTAACCTTGAATCTGATGGTTTGAGCGGAGTCGCTCAGTTTACTACCACGAATGAAGACAAGCATGCTTGCGGCGTGACTACTCCAGTCATGTGGGATGTCGCACTGATGGGCATGTTGGTACTGGAGACACGGTTGCGCTTGCCAGCCGAGGCTAACCGGGCGGTATTCATCGGTTTCTCCGATGTGAACTCCGATAGCGTTAGTCTGGAAGATGACCTCATTCACGGTACCGGGACTACCACTACCTTGACGGCTTCCGACTTGGTAGGGTTCCATTACTCTTCCGAGTACACCGCAACTGATACCTGGCACACCGTCTACAACGGTGGGTCTGCCACCGGCCAGACTACCTCGACCAGCATCGCGGCTACAGAGCACGATGCGGTAGCGGGTGAGTTCCAGATCTTCCGATTGGAGATAACTCCTAGCGGGACAGCGTTCTTCTACATCGACGGGAAACCCGCTGGTAATAGCGCATCGGTCAAGGCTGACGGTATATCTGGCGCAGTGTCTACCACGGTAGACCTAGCAGCGATGGTCATTCTTGAGTCCAAGACCGCTGGTATTGCGACCCTGGATGTGGATTACATCAAGGTCATGGGCAATAGAGACTGGACGGTATAAACCTTATATGGGCGTCTCTCCATCAGAGGCAAGAATCAGCCACATCAGGCCAAACACGCCGTCTGGCCCGAAACCAAGGTTATTTGGGAAGACGAAAAGGCACTGTTGCTGATTGAGCGAGATGAGATGGCCCCTGATTCTAGTGGGTTCAGGCGCTATCAGACCATCTTCGTAGCGCGGAATGATGCACTGGCTAAGTACATGGAGGACATGGGTCCTGCATCTCTTTACATAGCATCTGGGTTTGACATTCCTGGAGGAGACCCCGGCAACCCCTTGGGGCAATGGGAAGAGACTGTAGGAGAACTCAGGGACTGGGCAAACGTATTTCGTGAGTGGCTGGTTAATCGTGAGATGAGGAAGATGCCCGATCTTATCAACGGATTCTACGACCATGTAGAGCAGTCCCATAGAGCAGCAGGACTACTGCCGCAAATTGGAACACATTACAGAATAGGGAGAAACTGATGGTCAATTCATTGATAGAAGAGACGCTAGCCTTGGAGCCTGGAGGCATTCAAAAAGGCGACTTTATTAGGCGTCCAGAGGCTGAGGGCGAGGATAAGCCAGAGATCGCCGGGATGATAGTTTCTGACTTGGATTCTGCTGGGTACACGTATATCTACGATACGATTACAAGGGAGCCTTCCCTTTGCAACAACAATATGCTGTCTTCTCAGTTACTGCTGAAGAGAGATAACGGAACCCCGGTGTTCACTAGAGCAAAGCCAGAGGTTCCTGCTTGGCGGGGTACATTCCGATGCTTTTTGCA